ATGGTTGTTCTTGTTTCAGAAAACAATGGTCAGACTAACAGTTACTTCAATCCAGCAGAAAATCTTTATGGTCTCACTTCTAACTCTGCAATTTACTTTCTGCAGGCTACAGAAGATACACGTTATGAGGTTATTTTTGGGGATGGGGTTTTCGGTCGTAAGCCTCTGAACAATTCTCTGATCTATACAACATACAGAAGATGTTCAGGATCTTTTGCTGATGGTTCTACGAACTTTACATTAGATGACAATATAGGTGCAGTCAACGGATTGGGTAGTTTCCTAAGTCCAACCATTACTGTATTGGCAGCTAGCTCTGGTGGAGCAAATGCCGAGACGCTGGACTCTATTAGATACAATGCGCCAAGGCATTACCAGACTCAGGACCGAGCAATAACAAAACAAGATTTCAAAAATCTGGTTCTTAATAACTTTACCGAAGTTAAGACGGTAAATGTGTTTGGTGGCGAATCTATAACTAACTCTGTTGAATATGGTAAAGTGCTTATAACACCTGTAACTTACTCTGGTGATCCTCTCTCTGATTTAGAGAAGCAAAACATCGAGACATATCTTCGTGACAAGTGCACTATAGGAATTCGACCTAAAGTTATTAATCCGGATTACCTGTATCTTCTGATTAATACTAAAGTAAAATACGACAGTGCCGGCACGATAAAATCGCCGTCTGATATACAATCGATCGTAAATCAAGCGATCGCTGCATACGATACTGGGTACTTGACTGATTTCGACATCGAGTTCAAATTCTCTCGTCTGGAAGCCGCAATCAACGATTCTGATCCAAGCATCAGCAGTAATGAAACAGCTGTTGTTATGAGGAAAGATGTAAATCCAGAACTAGATACCGTTATTTCTATCGACATTAACTACCGTAATTCTATATTACCAGGCTCGTTCTCTTCAACTACATTTGAAAGCAAAGGTAAAAGCTACCAGTATACAGATTATAATCCAGAGAAGAATACTTTCTCTGTCAATCAGATATCTGGTGGTAAGGTTACAGTAACGAATTCGTCAAAAAAAGTGTATTTGAAAGATGTCTCTAAGCCAGGATACGAGTCATATTATGACTCCGGAACGATAAGTTACGAAAATGGTTCGATTACTCTAGATCAGATATCAATCAATAAATTTGTTAATTCATCTTCATTACAGTTTTTTGCATCTCCAGCAAATCAAGACATCATGGCTAAAGGTAATGATCTGATTCAGATTGATCTTGCTAATCTAGACATCACGGTAGTATCAATCTAATGTCAATTGATAAGTTTGTATCTCCTTTCATTCCTCAACAGTTTCCTGCTTTCTACAAGGAAGAGGGACCAAATTTCATTGCCTTCGTAAAGGCATATTATGAGTGGCTGGAGTCACCTGGTGATGCTTTATATCATGCCAGATCACTACTTGACTACAATGACATCGATACAACCGAAACAGCCTTTATCAAGCACTTCAAGAACACTTATCTTCATTCACTTCCAGAATCTATTATAGCGGACAAACGACTACTCGTCAAGCATATTCTTGATCTTTACAGGTCAAAGGGCACTCCGCGCGCATATGAGTTACTTTTCAAAATAATTTTCAATGAAGCAATCGAGCTATACATCCCTGGCGATTTTCTTTTAAAACCATCTGATGGCGAATGGGTTGTTCCTAGATACATCGAAGTGTCTGACAGTGATTACCTGGAAAAACTAATCGGTAAGCAAATTTACAATAGTAGCAGAAATGCAACAGCTGTTGTTGAATCAGTAAATCAAAAAATTATCAGTGACCGATTAATGCATGTTATCTACCTGTCTTCTGTTGACGGCAGATTCAAATATGGAGAGAGAATTCTTTCTGAATTAGTTCCTGAAATAACTCTTGCAAACGCTCCTGTTATCCTTGGTTCGCTTACAGCTGTTGCTATTGAAAATGGAGGCTCTGGATTCAATACAGGTGATATTGTTGATATAACAGGAACTGGCGTTAACGGTAAAGCAAGAATTGCTGGGGTTCGAGATGAAAATGGTAAAGTTCAATTCAGCCTGATCAATGGCGGTAGTGGTTATAGTGTTAATGCCGTAGTAACAGTTGCGACCTCGCTTGATCTTATTATTTCAAATACAGTTGGAACATTCACTGCTAGTCAAACATTAACCAGTTCTAACACTAATGCAAATGGTGTTGTTACGTTTTCTAACACTTCATTCGTTCAGATGGTTGATTTTAGTTCTAATTTAAATTTTTATGTTGGTGATACAGTAACAAACGGTAACGGCGCTTCAGCGACAGTGTCAAGTGTTATTGGTGGTGGTGGAACTGGAGCTACATTCAAGATCGGTGGTCTTGTGAATAAAGAGATTCTTTATATCAATACAGATTACATAAGTACCAATACATCAAGTTACTTGTATGCAAATTTAAGTTCTAATTGGACATTCCCGAAAAATTCGGTTGCAAATTTAAATTCAACTATCGCTGACACTTTATCGTTTCTCCAAATTGAAGTTGGAACAATCGCTTACCTTTCGCAAATCAATCCTGGTACCGGTTACTCATCAAATCCTTATATTGACATAATCGAACCAGCGGTTGCTGGGCAAGGTTATCTCGATGGTTTTGGTGGAATCAAGGGTCATAATGCATTAGTTACTTCGTTTGTTGCCAGCGCTCAGGGAGTAGCTACAGCTGTAGAAGTTGTCGACTCCGGGTTTGGTTTCTCTCCTGGGGATACAGTCTTTCTAACTGCACCGACCAATAAAAATGTTGTTGTAACAGGAGTAGCCGTTATCGATACGGATGGCGAAGGAACTGGTTACTGGAGAAGTAACAAAGGGTTCGTAAGTGACATTATGAAGATTCAGGATAGTTACTATTATCAAAACTTCTCTTACGAGATTCTTGTAAATAGAATGCTGAGCATGTATAAGAACATCGTGGAGGATTTGATTCATCCTTCGGGAATTGCTCTGTTTGGGCGTTTTAGATTGAAGAATGAGCTAACATCAGAACAATCTGAACCAGAGTTTTTCTCCCTGTCACAATCATAAATAGTATAAAAGGTAGCTGGGCGAACTGATGGCAACACTTACAATCAATCATTATATCAATCAAGCAAACAGTTTCATCACTGATATTCGTAATAACAGAAATGGTTATTACATGTTTGTTTCTAGACCACAGCCCTGGGCTAATAGCTCCGGTGGCAACGATGATTATTCAGTATTAGGTACAAATAATTCTGTTGCACAGGTCGAGCAGTTTTTGTATGATGATATGTTATACGGTAAACTTTTGAAAGATGATGATGTAATCAATGTTATTCCTCGTTACGACTGGGTTATTAACACTAAGTACGACGTTTACGATCAGAATGATGCGGATCTTTACGCCAAACAGTTCTACGTAGTAACCGATAAGTATGAAGTCTATAAGTGTATCGATAATAACGGTGGAGTTGACTCCTATGTCAAGCCAACCCTAACATCTACTTCTGGAACGTTCAAGACCGGCGACGGTTACGTTTGGAAGTATATGTATAGTATTGACTCTTATTCTAACTCCAAATTTACGACTTCAAATTACATTCCAGTTAGCACAAATGCTGCTGTTCAAGGTAACACAACCCAAGGTTCTATCGATGTGATTCGAATCACTGACGGCGGAAATAGCTATTTCGTTTATGAAACTGGCTATATTGGAGGTGTGTTAAACAACAGCACTATTCAGCTTCCGAATACAGCTTCAAACACCGACGACTATTACGTAAACTCTTCGATTTACTTGAAGTCAGGGTTTGGTGCTGGTCAGATCCGAGAGATCTCTTCGTCTAACGGAACTTCAAAACAAATTATTGCCAATCAACCATTCCAATTATTCACTAGATTAGATCTAGCAAATGTATCAGGGACTGTAACGACAGGATACTATGCTGAACAACCATATGATGTTATAGATTATTTTTACGCGCAAGGTTATTTCAATACTGAATCTACTGTTACACAATCTGACACTGGCGCTTCTGGTAAGGTTCTTGCAGTCAATACTTCTGTAATACAAATAACAAAATACGTATCGAATACACTTTTCCAGACCGGATATCCTATTGTTGATACTACATATTCTGGAACTGTAAAGCCAGGAACCGTATCGGTTGGTAATGTTGGATCTTGCAATATTGCTTTCGTCACTTCGAATGGTTCTGGTTATGCAGCTAATGCAACAGTAACAATAGCAGCCAATGGAACTGGATCTGGAGCAGCTGCTAATGCTCAGGCTAATGCAAGTGGTAAGATTTCAGCTATCAATATTACGGCAGTAGGTAATTCTTATTTCGTAGCTCCAACTCTCACAATATCTGCTCCTACTGCTCAGACATTCAACTCTAATACTGCAGTGACTGCCGGAACTGGTGGTGGGACAAACAATGTAATCTCTCTGGCGACTGCTGGTTCATTCGTTGCTAACGATCTAATAACCTATACAGTTGCAACTGGTAACACTGATATTGGTGGGCTGACTTCAGGTACAACTTATTATGTTGATTTTGCTAATGCGACTGTTATTGCTTTGAAAGCAACTACTACTGGTTCGCGTATTGCTCTGACTAAAGGTCCAACTGAAACAGGTCATACTCTTCAGGGTCAGACAGCAACAGCTGTAATGTACTGTGATAATCAAATTATTCGTGGTTCTGGTACTCAGCTGAACAGTTCGGCTAATGGTTATGCCAATGGAGAGTATATTCGTGTTGGAGCGAATACAGTAAGCAATATCCGTAGAGTTGCAAACAATGTAAATACGACTATTCTGATTGCAGATCTTCCGTTCAACACTTCATTTACAGCTTCTGCAAACTCTCATTACAAAATGATTGTTGTTGCGCAACCTACATCAATTTCACCAGCAGGCGGAAGCGGATACATATCGAACACTAACCTTAATTCTGTTCAAATTGCTATCTCTAATTCATCTAATGCTGGAGTGTATTTCTCTGTAGGTGAAAAAGTCAATATGACCGACTCAGGTCTTGTAAATCAAGGCGCGAATGCGATTATTGCTTATTCAAACTCCTCAACTGTTATTCTTTCGAGCGTATCCGGAACATGGCAAGCTAACAGCGGCGGAATGCAGTTATACGTTAGTGGGGAATCTTCTTTACAGAAATCTAAAATCGTATCTGTTCAAAGCAGTCCAAACATTACAATCAGTGATCCTTCAGGAACGTTCAAACTTGGTTATCCGGTGTACTTCAAAACTTCGTTTAATGCATCTAGCGGTAATGCAACCTTAATTGCTAAAATAACTCTACCGAACGATCAGACTGAATACCAGATCGGACCAACGGTAAAAGTCACCGGAGACGGATCAAATGCGGTTGCTATTGCTGTTGTCAATACTGCAATTAATTCTAAGTATGATGTTGTTGGTATTGACATTATAAATCCAGGAACTGGATACACTAAAGCAAATGTCGAAATTTACGCTAATACAAGCTCTAATACAGGCTACGGTGTAGGCGCCACAGCAAGAGCAATCATCTCTCCTGTATACGGACATGGGTACGATGCTGTAACAGAACTTGGTGGAAGATATGTTGGAGTTGATGCTAAGTTTGATACAATTTCAAATGAGATCTACAATTTCTTGGGATATGGAACTTATAGAAAAGTAGGTATTCTTCAGAATCCTCAGTTTAAAGATGTAAAAATTACTCTTAGTGATTTCGATAGAGTGAATTTAAGTCTAACGAATAAAGTGACTACTAATTCGAATACAAGTATTAATAACTGGATCGCCGACGAAACTGTATACCAGACGACTTCTAATACAACTCTTGCAATCAACTATAGTTCTTCTAATGGAACATTCAATGTAGGTGATTCGGTTTATGATAATGTAGCTCCGACTGTAAATGGCACAGTTACATTCGCGAACAGCACAACTGTTGTTCTTACACTTTCAAATACATTACCAGCTTCTGTTACGGCTGTATTCAATCCGAACACTGATGTTATTGGGGCAGTTTCAAACACATCAAATAATACAATTTTGATAGGATCAAATGCGGCACTTCTAATCGCGAATAATCTTGTAACTTACAAGGTCTCTGCAGGTAATACTGTGACAGGTGGTCTTTCTAACAATGGGCAATACTACGTTCAGTTCGCCAACGCGACGCACATAGCTCTGAAGGCTTCGGTTGCAAGTAATACAAGAGTTACTTTAGTTCCGAGTCCGACTTCAGAAACAGGTCATATCTTTACAGCTGGTTATTTGATCGGTAGCCGCTTGATTTCTAACACAGCGAATGCTAATATTGACGCTGCTTATCCTATCATACCACTGACCAATGTGTCAGCTACAGGTGTTGTTGTATATGGTAACTCATCTGTTTTACAACTAAAAAGTGTGAAGGGTTCGTTTACAGAAAACTCTGCATTCAATTCAATTGTTGGTATATACTCAAACACTTCAGCTTTTGTAACAAGCGCGAACACCATACTTTTCGAAGTTACCTCTGACAGTAAAACAGAAATCATTTCAGAAACTACATCTGGTGCTGTCGGCGAAGTTACATATCTGTACTCGAACACCGAAGTGCTATTGAGCAATGTAGTCGGTCAGTTTGCTACAGGCGACGTGATGTACGATAGTGTTATTAACGCTTATGCAACTGTTACTAGCATTTACACTTCAAATGGCACCGTTGAATCTTCTTCAAGCTTTGGTGATCGTTTCAACCAAACCGCAAGAATTACTATAACTGCTAATAACGGAGCGTTTTCTAATAACGAATATGTCCAACAAGATGTATCGATGGCGCGTGGTAGAATTATTTCGATAAACGATGAAGTGGACTTGCAAGTTTCATCGATGATCGGAACATTCGCTCCTGGACAAATCGTAACTGATACGACAACCAATGCCAACGGTATTTGCACCTTTGCAAATACAACTTACATAAAACTTACATCAGCAAGCAAAACTCTAGCTTTTGGTATAACTTTCACTATAAATAATGGACTAGGATCCACGGCGACTGTCGCTAGAGTTTATCCGGTTCTGATATTGAGTGACGTATCGGATGTCAATAACTTTCAGGCTGGTTCGAATGCTATCATCGGTCAGGTATCAGGCGCTTCGGGTACTTGCAATAATTACTTACTGATTAAACACCCAGATTTAGTTAGAGATTCGGGAAAAAAGATTTATTCAGAAAGTTTCACACCAGTTACTCGTTCAGCGACTTCTGTAGAAGAAGTTAAGCTGGTAATAAAGTTCTAAGAGGACATAATGGCACTAGATACAAACCTTTCCAAAAAACCTTACTTCGATGACTACGATGTAACGAAGAATTTCTATCGTGTACTTTATCGCCCAGCAGCTGCTGTTCAAGCGCGCGAACTCAATCAGATGCAGACTATTCTGCAGGATCAGATTGATAAGTTCGGTCGACATATTTTCAAAGAAGGTTCTGTTGTTGAAGGCTGTGCATTTACATTCGACAATTCTTACAACTACGTAAAGATCAAAGACAACTACGCCAACAACTCAGCTATCTCAAACATCAACGATTTGGTTGGTAAGATCGCAGTTAACTCAGCGAATCTACAGGCTCGTGTTGTAAATTCGATCGGTGGTAATGAATCCAATAATATAAATCTGAATACTCTTTATGTCAAATACCTAAACTCTGCTAACTATGCAAATGGTGATCAGCAGTTTACATTTGCTAATGCCGAAAATGTTCAGATTTTGTCTAATACCGGTATTAACATTGGTGATGTTGTAGTCGCGACAGTTTCCGAATCTACGGGTAAAGGTTATGCGTTTACTACTACAGAAGGTGTAATCTTCAAAAAAGGCTTCTTTATCAGAGTCGAGCCACAGACTCTTGTTGTTTCGAAGTATAATAATCAGCCTGATGCATTATCAGTTGGTTTTGATTCTGTCGAAGAGATTATTACACCTGAGATTGATACTTCTCTGTTAGACAACGCGGCTGGTTCTCCAAACTATGATGCCCCAGGCTCGCATCGTTTGAAACTTGTTCCAAAACTAGTTACTAGACAATCTGCAGATATCGCAAATACAACCACATTTTTCTCCCTTTGTGATTTCAAAAATGGTCTTCCAATTTCAATCAAGAATGATGCGCAGTATGCTGCTCTTGGTAAGGAGATGGCTAGAAGAACATACGAAACTAATGGTAACTATGTCGTAAATCCTTTCTTGCTTAGTACAGAAGTTCTGAGAACAAGCAATAATGCGTCAAACACAACTCATTTCAATATTGTTTCTTCTCCGGGTATTGGTTATATACAAGGTTATCGTGCTGAATTTTATAACAACAACACAATACCTGTAAGAAAGGGTCTTGATTTTGTATCGATAGACAATCAGATCGTCTCTACGAACTTCGGTTATTATTTTGAAGTCAAAGAATTTTGTGGTGATTTCAACAATGAACAGCTGGTTCAGGTAGAGATTCATAACGTCGCTAAGACCGCAATCACAAATAAAGATTTCCTTGGTGTGTCTTATTCGACATCAACCAAGATTGGTACTGCATACGTTCGCGGTGTTTCTTACAATACAGGAACGCCTGGTGTTGATGCTGTTTACAATCTTTACCTGTTCAACATTACAATGTTACCGGGATTCAAAACATATGACGCGAAGAGTGTAATATATTACTCTTCTGGGGTAAAAGCTGTTGCTGATATTGTTCTTACATATGATGCAACTTTAACTGCTAATGTGGCAAAAATTTTAGACTCTAATCAAGAGATTATGATCTATCCTTTTGGTCAAAAA